GACGCTCTTCCGATCTTTCCGGAAATGGTAAGGATGATCATTCCCCTACAGAGAAAGCTGGGATGTGTTCTCACTGGGAACTTATGCGTCAGCAGGGTGAGTCAGACGAGAAGTTCTGGATAATGGAACATGACACTTGGTTAATAGAAGAACGTTACGAAGCGTTTAAACTTCTCTCTGAGTATTCTGAAAACACCCTATATGCAAACATCGGACTGTTCATGGGTATGTACTGCATGGACAAAGGGTTTGCTCACTGGAGTCAACACATGTTGACCAGCAACGAGTTTCCTATAAACTGCGGGCCTTACTGTGTATTACAACGTTTGTTTAGAACATATAGTACGGATTGGCTTGCTCGCCCAGAAATAGATTATTACGGAATTCGCAATACTGCCTTGCATCCTTGGTCTGGATGTGATACAATAGGTGTAGGTCGTGACATTGGAACTTACTTTAATTTACCTGATCACAATCGAGCAGGAATTCCAACACCAACAACTCAGTTGATTTCAAAACGTCTGAGTGTGACTCAAGACCACCATGGCTATAAAGATACGCATATACAAGAACCTTGGACTAGACACAAATTCTTTAAGGTAATTGATTGACAGACCGCCTATTTTCGTATATAATGAGCTACATGACTAGAAATTATATTACTCGGTGATTATGACTAAACAATTTTATACCTCAGTAGTTCGCTATGGCAACAAACTATTATATCGCGGATACGACGATAAAGGTCTCGCGACCAAAGAACGCATACCATTTAAACCCACGCTATTCATGTCTGGAGAGAGTGACGAAGGGTGGACTACATTAGATGGTCTCCCTATGCAGCCCGTCGTATTCGATTCCATGGCAGATGCTAAAGACTTCAACAAGCGGTACGAGAACGTATCTAACTTCAATATTGCGGGCAATACCAACTACTCAGCACAATTCATCGCAGAAGAATGGCCAGAACGAATAGACTATGATCGTAGTCTAATCAAGACCGCGAACATCGATATTGAGGTTTACTCTGAGGAAGGTTTCCCACAACCCGAAGATGCTGCATATCCTATCACTGCTATCACTATGCGCGAGGACACTGGTACTTACTGGGTCTGGGGATGTGGAGAATATACGAACACTCGTGAAGATGTTCTTTATATACAATGCGATAATGAGAATGATCTCATCCGTAAGTTCGTCCGACGCTTCGAAGAATATTCGCCTAACATAATTACTGGGTGGAATACTAAGTTCTTCGACATTCCTTACATTGTCAATCGATGTTACAAACTCTTTGGTGACGACACGTTATTGAAACGTATGTCTCCGTGGGGACTTGTTAAGGAACGTAACACAACTATCAACGGCAAACCTAATCAAGAATATATCATCGAAGGTATCGAGCATCTTGATTACCTTGAGATCTACAAGAAATTCACTTACAAGGTGCAGGAGTCTTATCGACTTGACCACATTGCTTACGTTGAACTAGGTGAACGCAAACTCTCCTATGAAGAGCACGGAAACCTCCACACTCTCTACACAGAAGATTTTCAGAAGTACATCGACTATAACATAAAAGATGTTGAGTTAGTCAATAGTCTCGACGAGAAGTTAGACCTCATATCTCTAGTACTTACTATGGCATATAAGGCAGGATCCAGTTACGGTGACACTCTCGGCACCACTGCCATATGGGATACTATCATCTATCGCGTGTTGAATATCCAAAAGATCTCTGTCCCTAAACGAACGGAGAAGCCCAAGACACCATATTCCGGTGGTTATGTTAAAGAGCCTCAAGTCGGTTCTCATGATTGGGTAACCTCTTTCGATTTGGCATCTCTATATCCCAACATCATTGTTCAATATAACATGTCACCTGAAACTGTGATGGACGGATTCCAGAACGGTGTTTCGGTCGACAAGTATCTTGATGGTTCTGCTCGTGTGGAACAGAAAGGTTTCTCTGTCGCACCTACAGGTATTCGGTTTACACATGAACGTGAAGGTGTTGTGCCTGCGGTGGTTAAACAGTATTACGCAGAGCGTCGAGTGATCAAGCAAGAGATGTTGAAGTGTCAACAAGAAATGCAGACAAATCCATCTAAGGAATTAGAATATAAGATCTCTTCTCTAGACAACCAGCAGATGGCTATCAAACTTCTGATGAACTCACTCTATGGTGCATTGGGTAACCGATGGTTCCGTTACTTCGATCAGCGTGTCGCAGAGTCAATTACCCTTGCCGGTCAACTTGCTATTAAGTGGGCGGAACGTGCAGTGAATACTGCGATGCAAGATGTTCTCAAAACAGATGAGGACTACGTTGTTGCTATCGATACTGACTCCGTGTATATTCGCATGGGTGATCTGGTCGAGAAGTTTGCGCCAAAGAATCCTGTAAAGTTCCTAGACAAGATATGTTCTGAGCACTTCGAGAAAGTTCTGGAAGATTCTTATAATGAGATGGCAGAAGTTACTGGTGCGTACGAGAATCGTATGGTGATGGAACGTGAGGTAATCGCAGACCGTGGTATCTGGATGGCGAAGAAACGATATATCCTTAATGTGCATAACTCTGAGGGTGTGCAGTACGCAGAACCCAAACTCAAGATGATGGGTATCGAAGCAATCAAGTCTTCGACTCCACAAGTTGTCCGTGATAAGTTCAAAGAGATTTTCCGTGTCATAATAGAAGGGACTGAGGTAGATACTCAGAAGTATATCAGTGACTTCAAGACACACTTCAGCAGTCTGCCTCCTGAGTCAGTATCCTTTCCACGAGGGGTTTCTAACCTCACCAAGTGGAGTGACCGCAAGACAATCTTCAAGAAGGGAACTCCCATACATGTGCGCGGAGCATTATGCTACAACAAAACAATTAAGGAAAAGAAACTCACTAATAGATTTGAGGTAGTCAAACAGGGTGAAAAGATTAAGTTCGTTTATCTAAAGATGCCTAATGTTCTTGGTCAGAACGTCGTATCATATCCATTGAATCTCCCTAAAGAACTGGGACTGCATAAGTTTGTTGATTATGATTTGATGTTTACCAAAACCTTCTTAGATCCACTAGAACCAATTCTTGATGCAGTCGGTTGGGCGTCCGAACCTCGTGCCACATTGGAGGATTTCTTTGGATGATACCTAATAAGTCTAGACAAACTGCTATGATCACAACATTACGAGTCCAAGAAGATTTGATAAATCGGGGATGGATGGTTATGAGAAGTGAAGAAGAATGTTCTTATGATCTGATAGTCGACATGGGAATTGAGGATGGAACTCGTGCTTTTGAAACTATACAAGTAAAGACTTCGGTTAGGACTAGTTCTAGACCAATCTCTAAAGACGGTATAACCGAACGAGTTTCGGTTGGCGGTAAACCAAGAAATAGCTATTGGTATTATGATGAGGATGTTACGTATATAGCAACCGTTGTTGATAACGAAGTGGTATATTGGCACAAAAAAGACTACTTGAAAAAGTCTCCAGCTAAACTTAAAAGTTCTCCTACATACGATTTTCCTTTAAATGCTAGTATGGTGTCTTATCGGAGAGTATCTGGAAGATCTAAAATCTCAGAAACACTGGAAGATTTCTTCGGTTGACAGACACCCAACATTATGGTATAATAGCCACATGAATTACGAATTAACTATATTTAAAAATCAGTTTGATAACAAGACTCATCGCACGGTTGCGGTTAAGTCTTGGGGCGAGTTCGTAAGCCTATTAGAAGGACTGTCAAAGATTAAAGGTGAAAAAGGTGGTAGGAATTCTTCTGCTCTTATTAGTCCTGCTGTGTTCAAGTCTGGTACGACGCGTAGTAACGCGAACACTTTACATTGGGGTGGTTGGTGCGCTGTGGACGTTGACGATTTTATGGTTGATGTTCCACTTCATGAAATAAAAACTAATCTTAAAGAAAGATTTGGTCAGTATAATTACATTGTCTATAGTACGGCAAGTTCTCGTGAAGAACATCTAAAGTTCCGTATCGTTTTTGAAATGGACGAGCATATTGATAATGAACGTATCAAGGCATTCTGGTATGCATTGAATACTGAGTTGGGTGAGATGGGAGATCCGCAGACCAAAGATCTCGCACGTATGTACTATGTCCCTGCTCAATATCCTGGCGCATATTCATTCTTTTTTAATAATGAAGGTACTCCACTCAATACTTCTGAGTTGATCGCGAAACACCCTTACCATGAAAAGACTGGCAACTCTTTCTTAGACAAACTACCTCTAGGAATGCAGCAGGCAGTAATCCAACACCGTAAGGACGGTCTAAATAATACTGACTTTAGATGGTCATCTTATAGAGACTGTCCGTTCTGGCCAAAGCGCCTGGCGATAGAATACCAAACGATTAACGAAACTGGTTGGTATTCTAAGATGTATAAGATAATGCTTGCTGTCGCTGGCAATGCATTTGCAAAAGGATATCCAATAACATCATCTCAGATTTCTGATTTGTGCAGAGAGTTTGATCTTGAGACTGGTAATTGGTATGAAAATAGGCCCCTGACTGTGGAAGCAGATAGGGCATTAGAATATATTTACAGGAATAGTTAAATGAATAAAGTACTAGTAACAGGTGCAGCTGGATTTATCGGATCACAGTTGTCTGCTCGATTGATGGAACGTGGACTTACAGTAAAAGGTATCGACAATTTCAATAGGCATCTGTATGATCCTGAATTGAAAGTTGACCGAATGAAACACTTCAACCTAGATATCTGGGGATGTGATTTAAAAGATGAAGTGAAACTGGAAGCACTACTCAGAGACTTTAAACCTGATACTATTATTCATCTTGCCGCAATGGCAGGCGTTCGTGATTCTATGGGAAAAGAGAAGTCGTACCACGCAAATAACATAGATGCTACACAGAACCTTATTGATATCTGTAAACAACATCTACCGGAGACTCGTATCATATATGCGTCAACGTCTTGTGTATATGCTGGATCCCCGACTCCGTGGACAGAAGGTGAAGAGACTGGTAAACAGTTAAACGCATATGGTTATACCAAGTGGGCGAATGAGTGTCAGATGCAGTCGTCTGGTTTAAACACTACTGGTCTACGTTTCTTCACAGTATATGGCCCTTGGGGTCGTCCTGATATGGCATTATTCGATTTTACTACGAATATACTTGACGGAAAGGAAATAACAGTGTATAATTACGGTAAGATGAAAAGGGACTTCACTTTCGTAGAAGATATCCTAGATGGTATTGAAGTTGTCCTAGACAATGACAATCTGTCGGGAGAGATATTTAATATTGGACGTGGTGAACAAGTCGAGTTGCTAGACTTCATTGGTGAGATCGAGAAACAAACTGGGAAGAAAGCAATTAAGAATCTTGCTCCCCAACATCCTGCGGATACTTTAGAGACTTGGTCTAATACT